CAATGATTCCGCAATGGTATCCTCAAGGTCTGCTATGAGTTGCTCAGGTGTTGGCATTATAAGTCTTTAGAAATATCGGTCATCTTAGATCGTATCCTTGAGTTATCGGCAGACCTTGAAACGGACAAAGGCGGGCGGATTAAGCCGTCAATGAAGAATATCAAGCTGATCGGTAAGATCAAAGAGGAACTAACAAATACGATCTTCGATAGTCAGTACAAGAAAGAACTTGATAACCTGATCGAAACCTACGACCGTGTAACACGCATTCAGAATCAGTACTTCGTATCGGTAGCCGGCAGATTCACCGCGCCAAAGGTAGTCGCTGAGGTTCGGAAGTTAGCCATCGAATCCGTAACCGATCAACTCGGACGGGAGGCAATGGGTGTGAATATATCCGCACCGATTCGAGCGATGCTGAACCAGGCGGTTACGACCGGAGGGACACGGAAGGAGTTCACCGAGCAGGCTCGAAAGTTTCTACTTGCTGAGGATGGGGGCAAGGGAAGCCTAACGAAGTATGCCTCATTAATTGCAACTGATTCGCTCAATACTTATTCGGCTACATACAATAGTCTGATTACGGATGATCTCGGATTCGAGTGGTTCAAGTATTCAGGATCGCTTAAGCAGACCTCGCGCGACTTCTGCAGGGAACTGATTGACGCATCGGGTAGAGGCGGGTGTATGGAGTATATTCACGTTAGTCAGATTCCGACACTGTTAGAGGGTAACATCTGCGGTACGATGGTGGCATTGTACGATAAGACCGGACTACCGGAAGGCATGAAAGACGGTACTAATCCGGCTAACTTCAAGATCAATCGGGGCGGCTGGAACTGTAACCACCAGCTTACGGGTGTGCCATCAGTTTTAGTTCCTAAGCGTTTGCGAGATCAATATGAATAATTATCCATATATTTGTAGTAATAATTCTACGCTAAATGATAGAAGTAATTCGTAACGGTAAGCTTTGGTTTGAATTCCCTGCGGTTAACGAGCAGAATGTACGTGAAATGCTGATGAAGAAAGGTGTTGACCGAGAGTGCATTTTCCGTACAAAGGGCGAAGATGAGGCGAAGATTGCCGCATCGATCAAGTCAAAGCTAACAACAGTCGAACCAAACAAGGTTAAAACATCTAAACCATGACAATAGCAGAAGCATTACATCAACTTGCGGAGCGGGTCGATTTCGATTCATCCGATGAAGCACTGAAGGCAATTGTATCGAATCCGGCATTATCACAAATCACCGTACCTGATGCGCTCGTATCGGCTCTGAATAAGTCGCTTATGACCGAATCAGAGGCGAAAATCAACGGAAACATTAAGAAGCATTTTACCGCTACGGCTCTGAACGGGGTCGATGCGAAGATGCGCGAGGTACTTGATGAGATGGGGTTTGATGAGGAAAGTAAAGGTACGATCTTCGCTGACCTGCAAACGCACCTACGTTGTCAAGACGCTCGATCAGGTGAGTAGAACCGGGAGAAAACATACCGATGTGTTGTGCGCCCCAAGTAGAACTTGTCTGACCTGAACCGTAGAACGTGAATCCCATCGCTTCAGCCATCGCCATCGGGTTGAAACCGTCACCGGCTGCAAGACCTCTGAATTTGAACTGAGTAGCGAATTGGTGGAAGATAGAACCTAACGCACCAACGATAACCGGAGAGCCGCAGAACTCGTTAGCTTCAGCATCGCTGAGTAACTTAGTCAGGCCAGTTCCGAGATCATTGATCGTTGCATCCTGCTCGATGTTTACTGTAACCGCCGTAGCAGTTCCGGTAGCTTTATGCGCTCCAAATTCAGAAGCCATCGAAGTAGTCAGAACATTCTCCATCTTCTGATAGATACCGTTCATAGAGTGCAGGATAGACGAAAGGTGCTGATTCATCAACTGCGTTGCAGGCTGACCGATTGCTACGGTACGGCTTGCATCTTCGCAGTACTGACGAATAGTATCGTCTGGAATCCATACGCCCGTTTGTACGATATTGTCAACGGTTACCTCGGTTTCTTTGAAAGCCGGAATAACGTCAACAGCACAGGTATCGGTTGTGGAAACTTGGTTGATCGTAGTACGCGGCATATACATAACGCGCGCTGTACGACGGTGACCGCCGCTATTAGCCTCTGCCAGAACGTTCGGACGATCTGGAGTAGTGAGCAGCATATTTAAGAATCCCGGCATGGTAACTTTTTTACCGGGATAGTTTTGCCCTGCGATTGACTCTAAGTGCAATAACAGGGCTTCGCAATAACCATTAGCCATAATGCTATGAGTATTTAAGAAGTTAGTCAATAATTGTAGAGGTAAACGACCTCTGGCATTATTGGCTTTCGCCCGTATTATTGCACTCAGTTAAAGTGCCATATCTTGTATCAGTTCACTTCAGAACGATTGACTTCCAGCGCGGAAGTCCTGCAATGCTTTACTTGCCTGCTGTTTAGCAATCGGTGCGCCACCGGTCGGAGCCGAAACAGGGGCAGCCGTAGTAGTTGTAGTAGTGGCGGGTTTGTCGATTTTCAACAGCTTGTTAGTAGCAAGTACGTTATCGGTAAAGGTACGAATATCTACTGCTTTATTTTCGATTGTAAATGGCAAATCTGGAGTTTCTGCATTAACTAATTTCAGCCCCTCATCGGTGTAAACATACTTGCCACCTTTGGCCTTCAGTTCCCGCTCCCATACGTTACGGGCAGTCAGAACCTGGATTTCCTTATCCAGTTCACCGGCATAGTTGTAGTTCGATAATAGGCCGCTCAGTTCTTTTTCGGTCAGGGTAGAAGTCCATTTCTGGTTGATCGAATTAACCTCATTGGCCTTTTCGGTTTCGATCTTCTTTACAAGTCCCTGTAACTCATTGATCTTATCGACCAGAGCCTTCTTTTCCCCACCAACAGCCGTAACGGATTTGTCTTTCAAATCGCTGATAGCCGTTGCCAGTAATTTGATGCGGTTGTAGCTGTTCTGTTCTGCGAAAATTGCCGTCTTAGCTTCCTCCTCGAATCCCATTTCATCCAGAACCTCCCGCATCTTGGCATCCACTCCGTTCAGAGCCGTTGCCGTGAAATGTTTCTTTATGTTTCCGTTAATCTTTGCCTCCGATTCAGTCATCAGATTCTTACTGATTGATTGAGCCAGCCCGTCAGGAACGGTGATCTGGCTTAGAGCCGGGTTAGTTACGATTGCCTTTAATGCCTCATCGGAAACGTTGAAGTCAGTCCGTTCGGCCATTTGGTGTAGTAATTCTGCTACGTTCATTTTGGTTGTACCGTTGTAAGTTTTGATTTTATTGATGCGGCTATTTTAGCCTGATCCTCTCCTTTGGCACGATAGGTACATTCGCGGTCAACGCCTTTCTTCATCAGCGATTCCCTGACCATCATTTCGTTAGATGCTGGAAACTCAAACCACACTTGCATTACAGCAGTTAGGACTTGCCGCTACTAGGGCTGATGATTCAGGCGATGCGAAACTTGCTAAACTGATACGATCTAAGATGACTGAAATCTCTAAGGACTTATAATGGCTAAACCGGAAGAACTCATATCGAATCTGGAAGATACCATTGCGAAGGCATTGGATCGGTTCAACGGGCGATTGCCGAAAGTTGAACAGGATTTGTATGCCCGTATTCTGGAACTATCCTCTGAACTCGAAACCGATAAAGGCGGTCGGATTAAGCCGTCCCTGCGAAACATCAAACTAATCGGAAAGATTAAGCAGGAACTAACCAATACGATTTTCGATAGTCAGTACAAAAAGGAGCTGGAAAACCTAGTCGATACCTACGATGAGGTCACGAAGATTCAGAACCAATATTTCACGGCAGTAGTAGGCAAGTTCACTGCCCCTGCCGTAGTCGCTGAGGTGCGAAAGATTGCCATTGAATCGGTAGTCGATCAGCTAGGAAAGGAGGCGATGGGAGTGAACATTTCTTCCCAGATCAGGGCTATGCTGAATCAGGCCGTTACCACCGGAGGTACTCGTAAAGAGTTCACCGAACAGGCCCGAAAGTTTCTACTGGCAGAGGACGGGGGGAAAGGAAGCCTAACGAAGTACGCTAGTCTGATTGCAACCGATTCGCTCAATACCTATTCCGCTACATATAACTCGTTACTATCCGATGACTTAGGTTTCGAGTGGTTCAAGTATTCCGGTTCACTTCGCAAGACTTCTCGCGACTTCTGTAAGGAATTGATAGCCGCATCCAAGCGGGGCGGCTGCATGGAGTACATTCACGTAAGCCAGATACCTACC